CACCTTTCATGTGCAAGTGTTCCAGTATCGGCAGCATCTTTTGTATATGCATGTGGATCCTTACCTTCTTTTGCCAGGCGAATGCCCCAATTCATCAGAACTCTTTTATTCCATCCACATTCACCACCAAGTATTGTGGTTACCGATGGAACTCTGGTCCCACTTTTTAATTTATATGCTGTATGCGATTTTAATTTTCCCATTATTTACCCCATTTGTCATTGCTGACGATCTGTGCGATGATGCCATAAACGGAAAGGTCTTGAAAGGTATCCTTCAGACTTTCTTCTACGGCTGTCTCGCCTTTGTTATTATGTAATATGTTCAATGCTCGTTGCACCTTGTCATTCATTCTTATTGCCAAGGCCAACAACGCCAATTCGTTATTTCCACCCATGGATATGTTACCTGGGCCGTAGTCATGTTGTTTTTTTGCGAACAATTCATATTGTGCCTTACTTATCAGATCGAACTCGTGCATTGTTTGTGGAAAGTTAAGTTCAATTAATTTTGTTATATCTTGCATCCATTTTCCTTTTCATGTGTTTTCTCCACCACATGTCTAAACGGTGGAAGTTGTGTATTACAAACCAAGTTCTTATCATTTCTCCAGATGTATAATCTGTATGTAGGAACCAATCTCTGATCCATCTCATCTTAAACAGCATCTTTTGTATTTCTTCTTCGACCCGCAAAAGCATTCTTGATTCCTGCCCACCAGCCTTTTGGCTTCTTCTCTTGTGATGGTGAATGGGTCTTTTTTATATTTTCTGATAAATCCACCGTATCCACCTTCTTTCCTAATGAGTCTAGTTTTGATGCTAACCTGGCTTGTAGTTTCCTGATGTTTCTTCTGCGTACCCATTCTGAATTCGGATACTTCTTCTTGTGGTGTTTTGTCTTTGGCATCGTTCATTTCCCTTTATGTAACCTGCATAATGCTCTTTTTTTGCCAATGGTAGGGAAATTTGGATAATACTTGTAATTCCTCTCACCAAAGATGCTTATGTTGGACCACACTCCCTTACAAGTAGGACAAACCTTTAAGTGGTCATCTGTTTTCGCTTCGTATCGACCTCTTCTTTTCTTCTTAACCTCGGTACTGGACATTTTAATAGATCCTCCTGTATTTTATTTGTTTTCCCCGCACGAGATGCCCCACAATATATGTGGCCCTTGTGATGGGTACAGAATCCGCATTCTCTATGGTCGATCAATGGACACGGCTCAAACATTCCATCAACCATTCATAATCTACTATGCATTTGAAATCTTTTATGTTATTCCCTCTCATTGTCTTTATATCTGCATTACCCAGATCAAAGTATTTAGGGATGGTCTTTCTACTTTTACATTGAACCCTTACCTTTGCGAACTTATCATCTTTCTCCAGGTTTGGATTCTTGATCAGGACATCGACATCAGACCTTTCTCCGATAGCCCTTCCATCGGATGCAAAGGCACGAACGGTCTCAAGTCCGTGCCTTTCTGCGAGCTCTTTACACTCTATCTCGTGGCGATATCCTTTTTGTTTTGGTGATTTAAGCATTTAGTATCTTCATCAATTCATCTTCTGACTCTGCAACCACAACCTCATCGAAAACACAATCGTCACCACCACCATTAGACTCGATCACCTGGACACTATGAAGATACATTGATATCCACCTGTCTTTATTCACATCGGTTTCTTTTGCAATAAAAGCCACATTAACTATGTCACCCCAATCAGGCATGAGCCCTTCCTCTTTCTTCTTCATGTGGTTATATATCTCTGGGAACTTGGTCTGGTCTCTATGTAGAGTTGTTTTGAATGTCTGCTGTTCCCCATATTCTTTGCTAACTTTATTACCAGCGATCGATCTATCTTTCCCAAATTCCGTATGCATTTTATTTAAAACCTTTTTCATCTCACTATTGACATTCACAGTTATATTATGATTTCCATCTTTGTGAAACTCTCTGTCTAGTTTGTCTAGGTTACTAAATGCAACCTTGACCTGTCCAGTTTTATACAGTTTACTCATCGGTTTTGCTTTAGCTGTCATGTTCACTCCTTATCTTATGTGTATTATTGAATTGACCATCACCATTATGAATAGTAATGATAATATTATGATTATTAAATTTTTCCAAAATATGTGAAATAAAGACCTAATCATCGATCTCGTATTCCAGACCATATTGTTCACATTTTTTAGTGACGATTGTTCTTATGATCCTTTGCCCTTCCTTGTCTAGTTGCATGATGCCAAAGGAACCACCACCTTTTGAAAATATGTCATATCCATTTCTTTGGATGACAGATGTAATTAGTCTTTTTATATTATATAATGAATGTTTATCGTTGGATCTGATAAGCATTTTCATGACAGGGAAGGGCTTTTTATAAAATGAGAAGGGAGTAACCCTTCCCTGTCGGATGCGGAGTTCCCTAAGTTTTGTAGTTGTGAGCGGGAACTCTTATGGAGTATGATACCTAATATATCAGGCATCAAACAATTCTTTGTATCTAATTCTTAGAACATCAGCACACTTTTGTTTATATAATTCACTAAAATTTCTCTTTCCATGTATCATCTTATGCATGTAGGCTCTAGTTATCCCACATTTACGAGCAAGAAATGCGATGGATCGTTCTTGTTCTTTCAATTCATCAAGTAACTTCTGATTATTCATCTAAAACCTTCTATTTATTTGATTTCTGTTATCATTTTGTTGCCAAAGTATATTAAATATTATGATAAAGTTACAATGATTATTTTATACTTGGAAACATTATGTGTTCTATTATAAATTCAAATAACACAATTAAGGTATTAAAATGGCATACATAGAACCACACCCAAAAGATAAGAAAAAACATCGCATTAGATGGACCGATCATCAGAATGGTGTTCGTGCTTGTGAGACATTCATAGGTACAAAGAAAGAAGCAGAGAAAGAATGTCAATACTGGACACGAAAGGAACAGGAGATAAAGAATGGATTCCTTCCAGGGCGTGTGAACATGATCGCAACACTCGGTGTCTTGGAAGAATGGTTCTTTAACATAGGTCTAAGATGGAAGAATGACCATCGTGAAGAACCCATTGATCAAAAGACAGTATATATATATGAGAAATCTCTCAAACAATTCATCGATGCATTTGGTAGGGATTGCCTAGTGAGTGCAATATCATCTTCAGGATACAGAGAACATTTTCCTCATAGGAAGTTGAATGGTCTCAATGTAGATATTAGGGCAATGATCACCATGATCAATACTGCCATTAAGCATAAGAATAAATTGATCACGGAAATGCCAACGGAGTTATTCACATATAATATAAAGCATAAAACCCCTTTCTATCTAGAATTTGATGATGTCAATAAGATATTATCACTAGACATGGATGAACATTACAAAGATAAACCTTGGGACTTCGACAAGAAAGAGACAATGAACATATTCATGCTTTATTTGTTCACAGGATGCCGTTTAAATGAACTTTTATCACTCACCTGGGACAATGTTAACTTCGAGGAAAATAGCATCGTAGTGACAGGGAAGAGAAAAAAGGTTCGTAAGGTTTTCGTGACCAATACCACGATGGAAATATTGGAATCACTAAAGGATAGGAAAAGACCAATGCCTTATAGTTCACATAAAGTGAAGACCAGGTTGGATGATATCAATGAGTTTTCTGGAATAAAGTTCACCACACATAATCTTAGGTCCACTTGTGGTTCATTCATGCTATCCGCAGGATGTTCCATAGAAGAAGTATCAGAACATCTAGGACATGAGGATATTCAGACCACCAGGAAATGGTATGCTAGGATCATAGAGGATAAGAGAAAGGATGCTACAAAAAAGATGGAGAAATTGACACTTGGTCTATCTCTCTAAAATTCTTCTTCTATCTTCATACTAACATTGTAATGTTCGTTAGCAACTTGATTCATATCTAATGAATTCTGTGCAAACCTAGCAAAGATATGCTCACTTTGTGCATTAGCGCCTTCACTATCTTTATCGCAAGAAAATATGAAAGGCAATAGTGGGCCATTGGTTAGATTCCATATATCCTCAACCACCGCATCATCATCATGATCTTTAATATGATATTCATCTGGCATGACATCTGTTGATGATAGATAACTAAAGTTTAGATCATATGTCAAACGACCACCATATAGATGCCTATTGGATGCTGATGTTGTAAATGGTGATTTGGATGTTGAGGATCCTGTTCTACCATGATTTGTCATTGTACCATATCTTTGACCACCTAACGATTCTTGCATTTTTATCTTATCAAATACTATTGACCTAGTTAGATCCATGTCTGGTGAGTGTGGCATCTCATATATCTCACCGATCATGATACCAGCTACAGTAAAATCTGTAGTTCCATCCCAAGTACCATTAACCGAACCAACATCTGTTTCGCCATTAGTACCTTCAAACTGAATACCCCAATATCTTAAATCTGTTTCACCTATTCTTATAATGGTTGTACCATCGGCATCTGGTTTAATGCCATAACTTTTACTATCTGATGCAGCATCACCATTTTCTGCGTTCAATACATTGACAACTGTTGCACTACCCCAATTAATATCTGCAGTATCTGAATTTCCTCCATTGACTGCGGTGACATCACTACTCTGATCTCCAGCAAATAATCTTATCTTCCCATCCGCACTTTTCAAATTATGATTTAATATTGCAATGAATGACTGTTTCGGACTAGCACTTTGCATATTGATGGTTACTAGGACACGACTATCTACATCGCCAGATGTATCAAATGAACATAAGTTCAATGGCCTACCATCAAATAATTCTGCTTCTGTTCCGCTTTGAAGACCACGGGTGGCTGTTGCACCCGATCCTCCAGTTGCTACTACATCAAAATTTCCATTCTGTGCCACACCTCTACTCAATAGATATTGTATGTAATCTATGTAAAACCTTGGTGTTCTGACATTCATGTTAGCCATTATCCCACCTCTCTTGCTGTTATTCTCACCTTACCTGGTGATCGTTGTAAACTTGTTATCATGTAATAATCTGCCCAATTATCTCCAAAGGGTTCAATGGGCATATCTCCTGCGCTATTAGAAAATTGTATGATATCACCAGTCTCTAATGAATATCCCTTAGCAGGATTAACAATGTCACATGATATTATTTTCTTTATGTCACCATATATGTTCATGTAGTAGTCTGCGAAACCATCATTTGGATCTCCACCTCCAGGGTCTGCATTTCCTGGTTTATTTACATTGTAATCCAAACTTACCTGTTGAATATTTTCCTTTGCTCCAATATTAAGGCCAGAACGAGTTGAGTTCGTAGAATCCTCTGCCGTAACACTACTTATGTGACCACTCTGTGCAGGATGCTTCTCATAGCTAATTTCCATCTTTGTGATCAGTTCAGAGAATGGTGTGGTAGATATTTGTAGTTTATCTATGTCATGGGCATTCAATGTTTGGGCCACATCACCAGAACTATATGAATTCTTTATATACCAATAAGACCCAACTCCATCTGCCCTAAACTTGAATATGAAACCAAATTCATATTGTATCTTATCCAATATCTTTTTTAATGGTGTAGGTTCTAGTACCCAGGCTCGTATGTTCCAGGCAGTATCAATTCTTGCATCTTCCACATCCAGGTTACTTGCCCAATTGTATATATTCGCATCCGTATCATCATAGCCAGTGAATCTCACCAAAAGATCACGATGTGCTTCTAGACCACAGGTCGCAGTGCCACTGCCACTATCATAACTCTTGGTCAGTCCATCACCACCACAATAAAGATACTCAATGCTTTTTAAAGTTTGAAATCCTTGATCCTTGTCTGTGAAATCTATTTCTGTTGATACACTACACCTGACATCATATAGTCTGGGTGTAAATGTACAAGTACCTGGATTAACACCACTGACCGCATTCCTTACCTCAATTTGGGTTGTATCCGTCCATCCATTCGCACTATTGAATGATGAGACCATCTCTGCGCTTGTGTCTGTCTGTGTAGTAACAGATGTTGTGCCATTTTCATCTTCTCTAGATGCATTATCTGTGTTATCAAAATCATCATTGAACGACCAGGTCTCATTTCTAAAATGACATCTTTGAGTACCATCAACAATGTTTGCACGAGTAATGGTCCACGCATATAAGATGGTCATGGTCGCAGCATCAACCTTATGGTCTGGTCTTAACCATTTCGCTTTATAATATTTAGTTGTAGTACCAGCATTGGTCTGCGATAATATGATCTGTGCATAACTACTTGTTTCATTGGCAAGTGGAGTATCAATGGCATTATCTCCATTGGTCCAAGTATCTGTAGATGCATTCTCTACAGGTTTCATCTTGAATTTCTTTGGGATCTTGTAATAGGCACGAACTGCGTATCCATTTTTATAACTCTCATTGGCGGTATCAAAATTTGAGAAGTCATCTACATACACTGGTAAAAATCTATCTAAGTTGCGATCGTAATGGTGTGGATATGCCGTGCTTGATATACTATGGATGCCAGTCAAAGCAAATACCTCGTCACTCCTTATCTCATTCACTGGGATCGGAAACATTGTCATATTGGTTCTATAGTCCTGAGTGGTACTGTTAGCAGTATAATTTCCATAGGACACTGGAAAATATTTATTTGTATCACTTGCCTTGGTCTGAGGTATTTCAATATGATCCCAAGGTGATCTTTCAGTGATCATTAAACTGATCGTATCGTTATCATGAGATAGGTCTACTAAACGACCATGATATATCTGTAGACAATTAGATAAGGTATCATTGTTATTCAATTGAGAATATATCTTCACGGTCCTATTAAGATATGCATTAGAACCACCAAATAATTCTGCCGAAAAATCATCACCTTTATATGTAAAGTTTGCCAGTTGAATTGTTATATTACCTGTTTTAGCGGTGCTACGTGCAAGATCAATTGCGCTTCTTATGGATAAATTGCGACTCGTCACCACACCATGATAGAACACACTTCCAACTGTTGTATCGCTTAATGCTATTGGTGTAAAGTTGCTTTCATCGCCATAATATAATTGAATGATCCAATTTTCCACGATATTTGACGCTTTGGATGCTGCACTATATACTGCGGGTAAGGTAAGACTCACGCAAGATTCCTATTCGTTGCCTTATTAATGGCAGGTATGATGTGGTCTATGACTGTCTCATCTACCAATGGCGCAGAGATATTCACTGTCACACCACCCGACTCTCCAGAGCGATTCATTTGTGCAAGATTCTGTACACCAATATTCTGGACCGCTTCTCTACGCATAACAAACTCTCCCGCCTGCGCCATGATCGGTACATTGTCTTGACCTTGGACCATTCCTCCAGTAGCAAATCTTTGGATACCATTATTGCGAATCAATCCGCCTGTATGAGCAAAAAAGCCTGCGCCTAATGATAATAATGCACCGCCTGTAGGATCACTGATCGCCATTAATTGTGCTGCTATTCGCAAGAACGCTCCAAACGCTTGCTTACTATCCATTGTACCTGCACTTAATTGTCGCATTGCGTTCGTCACTTGCTGTACTGAACTAGCGATCTTGCTGTTAACGCTAATCGTTTCTTTACCAATCATAACTGATTTGATCTTCTCCTGAACATTT